AGAGGCCGCTCACAAGTCGTTATTTGTAGCTGGCTGGCGACCGAGTATCGGTTGGTGTTGTTCTCTAGGGCTTTTGTACCATGTGTTGATCGCGCCTATCGCGGGTATCTGGGTAGAAGTTCCAGAGATAGACCCGTCGCTATTAATGACTACTATGACTGGCATGCTTGGTCTTGGTGCTAGGAGGAGCTACGAAAAAACTAGGGGAGTTAGCAGAGAAAAGTAATGACTGATTTAATTGAAATGCTAAAACGCCACGAAGGTGTTCGCTCTAAAGTTTATATGTGCTCTGCTGGCTATGAAACTATTGGTGTGGGTCGCAACATAGCTGAGTCTGGTCTTGGGTTATCTGATGACGAAATAGATTATCTTCTGAACAACGACATAGAGCGTGTCCGACAAGAGCTAACTGACACGTATTTCTGGTTCCCTGCTCTTAACGAAGCGCGTCAAGATGCGATGATCGATATTAGTTTTAATCTAGGTCAGACAAGACTGCGTGGATTTATCAAAGCGATTGAAGCCATGTCTCGTGAGCAGTTTGATATCGCAGCTGACGAGTTTATGGACAGCCGCTGGAGTCAACAAGTAGGCAATCGTGCAGTAGAAGTGACTGAGATGATTCGTACAGGAGAGTACCAGTAATGCCTCTTCAAAAATATATATTTAATCCTGGGATCAACAAAGAAGGAACAGATTACTCTGCTGAAGGTGGTTGGTTTGATTCTAATTTAGTTCGTTTTCGTAAAGGATTGCCAGAAAAAATAGGCGGGTGGCAAAAATATATTGAAACTTCTTATGAAGGAACAGGCAGGAAGTTACACGGCTGGGTAGATTTAGACGGTACGAAACTTCTAGGGCTTGGCACACGGTTTAAACTGTATATCCAAGAAGGTACTAGCTACAACGATATTACACCCATACGCAGTACAACAGGTGCGGGCGACGTTACGTTTGCCGCAACCGATGGATCAAGCACGATTACCGTTACAGATTCTGGACACGGAGCGGTAGAAGGGGATTTTGTTACTTTTTCTGGGGCAGCAAGTCTCGGAGGTAATGTTACGGCTGCAGTGTTAAATCAAGAATATCAAGTTGTATCTGTTCCTACAGCTAATACTTTTACAATAGTTGCAAAAGATACTGACGGAGCTACGGTTACTGCTAATAGTAGCGACAGCGGTAACGGTGGGGGCAGTGTTGTAGGCACTTATCAAATTAATTCTGGTCTTGATGTTTTCGTAGATGGTACAGGTTGGGGTGTGGGTGCTTGGTCGTCAGGTACTTGGGGATCTACGACTTCATTAGGAGACGCGAATCAGTTACGTTTATGGTCGATGGATAATTTTGGTGAAGATTTAATTTCTAATCCTCGCGCAGGAAGTATTTATTACTGGGATAAAACTAACGGATTAAATACACGAGCTGTTGCTTTATCTTCTTTAACAGGGGCTAATAAAGCTCCGACTAAAGGATTACAAGTTTTAGTATCAGACGTTGATAGACACGTTATTGTTTTAGGCGCAGATCCGATAAGTGGAGGTTCACGAAGCGGAACTATCGACCCGTTACTGGTTGCGTTTTCTGATCAAGAAAATGCTGCTGAGTGGGAACCTTTAGCTACTAATACTGCAGGGTCATTACGTTGTTCTGCTGGTTCAGAAATAATCGGAGGATTACGCGCTCGTCAAGAAACTTTAATCTGGACTGACGTTGCGTTGTACAGTTTACAATTTATTGGGCCACCAAATACTTTTGGTTTAGTTTTACTGAACGAAGGGGTTAGTCTTATTGGGCCGAATGCTGCCGTAAATACTCCTAACGGTATTTTCTGGATGGATAAAAAAGGCTTTTATATGTACAACGGTTCAGTACAGCCCATCCCCTGTACTGTTCATGCTTTTGTTTTTGACAGCCTTAACGAAAAACAAGCGTTCCAAGTATTTGGGTTTGTTAATAAACAATTCGATGAAGTAGGGTGGTTTTACTGCTCAGGCGAAAACACTGTTATTGATAAGTATGTAGCTTATAACTATGTCGAAAACTCTTGGACTATTGGGGAACTTTCGAGAACAGCTTGGTTAGATGAAGGATTAGTTTCTTTCCCTAGAGCAGCAGGAAAAAGTAGCGATACCCCGTATCTGTATTCTCATGAAACAGGGTTCGATGATGACGGTTCTCCGATGAACAATGTCTTTATTGAAAGTGCTGATTTCGATATTGGAGATGGACAAGAGTTTCAGTTTATTAGACGGTTTATCCCTGATATTAAATTTACTGGTAATTCTTCTGGGACACAGAAAATAAATTTAGTTTTAAAAGCTCGTAATTTTCCAGGACAAACACTAACTACTGATCAGACTAGTTCGTTTACCGCTACGACTACTAAAGTAGATACGAGAGCAAGAGGGCGACAAGCAGCGGTACGGTTTGAATCTGATGACGATGCAGAAACTGTAGATAGGTTAGGAGTTGGTTTTAGGATTGGCGCAACAAGGCTAGATGTTCAGCCTAACGGTAGACGTTAATGGGAAGAATACTTCCAGGAAGATTACCTCAAGCGGCGGCAGCTACAGTAGAAGCTCCTACGTTTAACAGAGCTATGCGCCTGTTAGAACTAAACGTTGGTAATTTTGACCCTGATCGTACTCCTCAGTACACTTCAGCTAACCGTGATACGTTGTTTTTCGAAAAAGGCGATGTTATTTGGAATACTACAGAGAACGTTCTTCAAGTATATTTGGGTAATTCTTGGCAGAATATTTCAACGCCAAGCACCTCTGGGGTTAGCGCAACAGGGAGTATCGGGACAGTTAGTGTTGCTACCAACGGTAACGTTGTGGTGTCCTTGTAATGGAATCTCCTGAGAAAAAAGTTTATGACTAGACTATTCGACGACGAACAGACTACTTCTTTAATTCGTGCTATGGCGAACCCTGAATCTAATGCTCGTAAGATGGCAGAGCAAAACCAAGAGATTGGTGTTCGGTCTGATATTACTAATGATATTCTTAATAAATACGCTACATACGGTGCTAATACAGGCATCGGCAACCTTGGGGGAAGCCGACTAGTAGAAGCGATAAACGATCAATACCGTAAAAAAGTAGATGAGCCTTTACAACAACAAGAACCACCAAAGGCTCAAGCTGGGATGGCAACTTCGGCTGCTATGCCTTACGATCTAAGTATGTTCGATCTCGAACAACTTAAAGCCGCTGCTGAAGTATCTGATGTACCCTCTAGTATTATTGAGTCTCCAAGTGCTGAAGTTACTCCTGAGCCTCAACTAGAGGCTTATAACTCTCCTGTTACTCTTCCTCAAGAAGAACCCGCTGTTTCTGCTCCTAGTTTAGAAAACGCACAAGTTGAAACTAAATCAGAACAGCTAGAAAGATATCTTAAAGATAATCCTATGGTTGCAGAAGCTCTCGGCGGTGTAGGAAAAACCTTCGGAAATATATTGGGCAAAGCTGCCGTAGGACAAGACGATACGAAAAGTGTAGTTAGAGCTAGAGCACCTGTTTTTCAAACATCTCAAATAGCTAGAACCCCTATAGGTATGAATGAAGGGGGCGCTCCTACAGCAGAAACAGGGGGCGATGCCATTGATCCTGGGTTGATGGCTATTCTTAAAACACTTGGAAGTATTTTAGGACAGGAGCTAATAAGTGACGACGATACAAAACGTTTAGTAGCCGCAGTAGATCCGAAAAAACATCCTCTTTCGCAGGTAGAACAAAATCAAATAGGGATGTCCGCAGGAGGAAAGCCGCCTGAAGGCTCTGTATTAGGCCGTAAGCTCTTCTTAGAAGGCGGCGAGGTAGACGGGCCAGGAGGCCCAAAAGAAGACCTCGTACCTATCTGGGCGAGCGATAAAGAATACGTTATGTCGCATAAAGCGGTAAAACGAATGGGTGACGGTGATTTCGATAAAGGCATCGCAGCTCTCGATAAAATTAATTTTGGTAAATAACCATGGCTAACGAAACTGCATATAGTTATCAGGCTCCCGATCAACTTGTTTATAATTTATTAACAGGGGGAGGAGACCGTTTAGGGTTACTACCAACGGTTGAAGATTATTATCGTAGTCAGATTGACCAACTTGGCGGTGCAGATACTTCTCCGTTTACTTATACAGGTGAACGGATTTCAGGGTTTTCTCCTAGAGAAGAACTCGCTATGCAACTCGCTGACCAAGGTATCGGTTCATACGCTCCTTACTTAGCGCGTAGTGCAGGATTAACTGAAGAATCCCTAGCTACTTTAGCGGGGGGAACTTCAGAAGCAAAATCCCAG